GTGACGCGGCCGCAGCAGCCGCAGGAGAAAACGCAGACGACCAACAAACGGCCAGCGGTCAGCAAAAGAAAGGCCGCAAGAAAGCCGCAGGCAGAGTAGACCAGAGTAGAGTAGATAAGAGTACAGATGGTACTACTCCCCCTTCCCCCTCTGACGAGGGGGCTGACGAGGGCAAAAAGGACGCCATCGAGGTCAGGTTTGCAGAGTTCTGGAGCGCCTACCCGAAGAAAGTCGCCAAACAGTACGCCCTCAAGGCATGGAAACGGCTGCGGCCGGACGCCGAGCTGCACGAGAAGATCATGCAGGCCGTGAACGCTCAGAAGCGGAGCGAACAGTGGCGCCGAGACAACGGCCGCTACATACCGAACCCGGCCACATGGCTGAACGGCGGCCAATGGGACAACGAGCTCGAGGAGGTGACGACAGATGCAGAAAATCGGGGAGATCCTGAACGCAGCAACGCAGCCGACGCCGGCCGCGACTACTCGAAGGGCTTCAAGACAGCAGACGACCTCGACGACTGACGCCGGGGGCGGCGGCACCAACTGGATCCTCAGCAACGACCCGGCCGTGGCAGATCTGCCGGGCACCCCGAAGCCGGTCGCCTGTGAGTTCTGCGGGGCGCCGCGCCACACCAAGGGCTTCCCCTTCGGGGATCGTATCTGGTGGGCCCCATACGGGCCGGAGCGCTGCACCTGCCCCGACGCCGTGGCAGCCTTCGAGAAGGCCGAGGCTGAACGCAAGGCCAAGGAAGAAGCCGAGCGCAAGGCTGAGGAGGATCGAAAACTCCGCGACAAGATCCAGCGCATCGTCGGCGAGTCCGGCATGGGCGATCGTTTCCTTCGCAGAACCTTCTCGACCTTCCAGATCACGGACAGCAACCAGAAGGCCGCGGCCGTCGCCAAGCGCTACGCGGACAGCTTCGACAGGCTGCTGCCAATTCAAGGGCAGCCAGAACCCGGCCGCAACGGCCTATTCATCGCCGGCCCGCCGGGCACCGGCAAGACCCACCTCGCCGCAGCCATAGCCAACCACTTGATCGCTCAGGGCCGCCCGGTTATCTGCATGACCATGATCGACCTGCTGGAGCGCATCAAGCGCACCTACTCCAGCAGCGAAGGCGACGAGGGCAGCGTCCTGAAGATCTACAAGACCGTGCCGCTGCTGGTCATCGACGACATGGGAAAAGAGCCCCCGACCGAGTGGGCGATCTCGACCATTTACAACATCATCAACGGCCGCTATGAGGCATACCTGCCGACCATAGTGACCACCAACTACGACGCCGACACGCTGATCCGACGCATGACCACCCGGGACACCCGGGACGACACCACAGCCCGGGCCACCATCGACCGGCTGATGGAAATGTGCAGAGCCATCGCCCTGACCGGCGAAAGCTGGCGCCAGAAATAGGAGGACATCATGAAAAAGGTTTATATCTGCTCCCCGTGCCGTGGGGACTACGAGAACAACATCCAGCGGGCCAAGGAATACAGCAGGGCCGCAGCTATGAAGGGCTGCATCCCGATCGCCCCGCACATCTACCTCACGCAGTTCATGGACGACACGATCCCGGCCGAGCGCGAGCTGGCCCTGAGCTTCGGCCGCGAGCTGGTGCTCCAGTGCGACGAGCTGTGGGCCTTCGGCCTCTCCCACCCGTCCGCGGGCATGGCCGGGGAGATCGAGGTCGCCAAGGCTGCCGGGATCCCTGTGCTGAACGGCTTCGAGGAGATCAGCCGCGTCGGGCCCGCTCCCGCTGCTGCCCCGGATCCTGAGCCGCAGGACGCTGGCAGCGTGACGCTGCACCTGCCCGGGCCGATCGGCAGCATCAGCGTCGAGATCGACGCTCGGATCGTCTGCGACCTCGCCGAGCAGTTCAAAGCCCAACCGGGCGCCCACTTCGACATCGGGCCGGGAGGTGAGCCTATTGACTAAGTATAACCCGCGCACCAACGCCGAAGGCTACCCGGATCCGACGCCATACGAAGCCGAGCGCCACATCAGGGCGCAGATCACCGGCAAGCAGGCCAGAGTAGCCGGCAACTACTTCGAGAACATGATCTCGGCCTCCTGCGAATACTACCGCGACCGCGGGATCGCCAAGATCGAAAAGACCCCGGAGCCCATGAAGCCGCTCGGGGCTAAGAACCGCAAGGGCCAGTTCCTCGCCTGCTACACCAAGCAGGCCCAGCCGGACTACGGCGGCACCCTGAAGGGCGGCCAGAGCATCTACTTCGAGGCAAAGCACACCGACGATGACCGCATCGAGCAGCGCCGTCTCACGCAGGAGCAGCAGGACGACCTCGAAGCCCACCACAAGCTCGGCGCCGTGGCCTTCGTGCTGGTCAGCTTCAGCCTGTGCGACTTCTACCGCGTCCCGTGGCCGGTCTGGCGTGACATGGCCGAGACCTACGGCCGCAAGTACGTCAAGCAGGTCGAGCTCGCTCCCTACGAGGTGCCGGCGACGGCTGGCTACATCAAGTTCCTGCACGGGATCGTCGGGCAAGCAGGGCCAGAAACCACTCAGGAGGTGACACCATGATCCCCTTCCCGGATAAGAAATACGACATAATCTACGCGGATCCCCCGTGGAGCTACTCAGACAAGGGCTGCAACGGGAACGCGGCCGAGCACTACCCCACCATGACGGTCGACGAAATATGCAAGTTACCCGTCAACGTCGCGGGGGGGGGTATTGCTTCTGATAACTGCATTTTGTTCATGTGGGCGACCTACCCCATGATGAAGGAGGCCCTCAAGGTGATCGAGGCGTGGGGCTTTACATACAAGTCGATCGCCTTCCAGTGGGTAAAACAGAACCGCAGCGGAAACGGCTATTTCTTCGGCCTCGGCCGATGGACGCGGGGCAATACCGAGCCCTGCCTGCTGGCCGTGAAAGGCAAGCCGAAGCGGATCAGCGCCAGCGTGGGCCAGCTCGTATTCAGCCCGCTGCGCAGGCACAGTCAGAAACCCGACGAAGTCCGCGACAGGATCGTCGAGCTGATGGGCGACCTGCCACGGATCGAGCTTTTCGCCAGAGAGACCGCCCCGGGGTGGGACTCATGGGGGAACGAAGTGCCGACGCCGGCAGAATGCGAGGAAACCAATGGACAGCAAACAGATCGCGGAGGCCATGAGGCTGAAGCTGCCGGTCAGGTATAACGGCATCACATACCAGCAGATCACCGAGTACATCCTCTGGTATGACGCAGCCGGCACCCGGCGCACCTCTGTCTCCCTCCTCGATAAAAACAGCCACAGCATCACCAGAGCGCCGGCCGATCGTGTCGAGCTGGTCGCTCAGGAAGGAGGAACCGATGAACAGTATCACCAAAGAGACCCGGCGCGAGAGCTATGACGCCATCCTGCCGAAGGTCAAGAAGCGCAGCCGCCTGATCCTCGAGACACTCGGCGACTGTCAGATGACGGCCAGCGAGATCACCGAGGAGCTGGTAGCCGCCGGGAAGATCCCATATTTCAACCGCAACTACGTCGCCCCGAGGCTCACCGAGCTGAAGGACATCGGCGTCCTCGAGACGGTCGGCCGCAGGAAGGCCACCCGGTCGGACGCCACCGAGGCCGTATGGGCCAGAAAGGAGCTGCCGCATGAGCCTCGATGACATCACCCTCGCCGTCGACTACTTCGACCTGAAGAAGATCGCCGAGAGCGGCCAGTGTTTCCGCTGGAAGGAGCTCGGCCCCGGCAAGTACCTGATCCCCTCCAGCCAGACCTGCGCCATCATGGAGCAGAAGGAACCCGACGACGACCTGCATCTGCTCATAGAGGAGGGCACGCTGCCGCTCTGGCAGGACTACCTCAACTACGGCGAGCGCTACGGCAGCATCGTCCGCGAGGCCCGGGAGGCCACGCTGGCAGACGGATCCCCTGACCTGTTCCTCCGGGAGGCCGTGCTGGAGGCCGCCGGCGTCCAGATCCTCACGCAGGATCTATGGGAGACGCTGGTCAGCTTCGTCATCAGCCAGAACAACAACATCCCGCGGATCAAGAAGCTGGTCGCGGCCCTCTGCAAGCAGTTCGGAGAGCGCCGGCAGCTCGCCGGCCACGAGTTCTACACCTTCCCGACATGGGAACGGCTGGCCGGCCAAGATCTGAGCAGCCTCGGCCTCGGCTACCGCGACAAGTACGTCGAGCAGCTCGCTCAGAACGTCACCGACGGCCGGATCGACCTGCATGAGCTGACCGGCATGGAGACCGAGCAGGCCCGCACCTACCTGAAAAGCATCCACGGCGTCGGCAACAAGGTGGCCGACTGCGTGCTCCTGTTCGGGCTGCACCGCGTCGAAGCCTTCCCGGTCGACACATGGATCCGGCAGGTCATCGACGAGCACTACGGCGGCAAGTTCCCGGTCGAGCACTACAACGGCCACGCCGGCATCATCCAGCAGTTTATTTTTTACTATATGCAGCAGCACAAAGGAGGTAAAACCACATGAACAAGAACATCGACAGGTCGAGCATCCTGCAAATGGCCCGCGGCGCGTTTCAGGAGCGCGTCGACTACGAGATGGGCCGAGTCGTCGACAACATCCTCGACCTCAACACCAAGGCAACAGCCAAGAGGAAGATCACCCTCACCATCGAGCTGACGCCTGACGACGAGCGCCAGACGATCTCCGTGGCCGTGCAGGCCAAGGCAACGCTCGCGCCCACCAACCCGGTCGCAACGGCCCTCTGCATCACCAGCGACGGCAACGGCGAAATGGTCGTGGCCGAAATGGTGCCGCAGATCCCCGGCCAAATTAACATGGACGGCACTCAGCAGGAGGCCCCCAAGATCCTGAAGCTCGTACAAACTGCCAACTAAGAAAAGGAGGACAACACAATGCTCGCAAAAATGATCGACAAAATCGTCGCCCTGAAGGAGACAAAAACCTTCGAGATCGCCGGCCAGACCTACGCCGACGCACCCCTCACCCGGATCCCGCCCCACGTCGACCGGCCCGACTGCATCAGCGTCAGCGGCCTCGATGGCATCTGCAAGCTGATCCGCACCGAGCTCGCCAAGATCAACACCGTCATCATGGTGCAGGCTAAGAGCTACAAGAGCGTCGAGGTCATGACCACCTACCTGCCGGACTTCTCCCGTAATATCCTCTACCGCGCCGAGGCTGACGTCCCGGGCCTGCGCACAGGTTTTCGCAGCCGCGAGGTCGCACTGATCGAGCTGCGCAGCCTGTTCATCCCCAACGAGGGCACGGCCTACCTGCTCGACCTGCTGAGCCGGATGACCGACGAGAACAGCGTCTCTACCAAGGACAACGGCGTCACGCAGACCGTGGAGGCCCGTCAGGGCGTCGCCCTCAACGCTCTCGTCGAGGTCAAGCCCCGCATCCAGCTCCAGCCGTTCCGCACCTTCCTCGAGGTGCCTCAGCCCGAGAGCGAGTTCCTGCTGCGCGTCGACCCCAACGAGGGGATCGGCTTCTTCGAGGCTGACGGCGGCGTCTGGAAACTGGAGGCCAAGCGCAACATCGCCGACTACTTCGAGAAAAACCTGAAGGATCTGATCGAGGCCGGCAAGGTCGTCGTCATGAAGTAAACCAGCAAGGCCGGGCGGGCATCACCCGCTCGGCCGTCTGAGAAAGGAGCCACGCATGAAAGAATACACAACACTGACCCGGGAGGCCGTCGACGTGGTCGAAGGCGCCGCCCAATACATGAGCGAGACGACCCCGATGGAACACTGGAGCGACAAAATGCTCGATCTGCTCCTGAACGGGCCCACGATCAACGGCATCAAGAAGGACGAAGTCAGGGCGCTGCTGCGTCAGACCTATGCAGCCCTGAAGCGCTACGAGGTGATCGGCCCTATGGCCTCGCCCTTTATGAACGACCCGACCGCCATCGTCGCCCTCGCCTTCAGGGAGCTGTACCCGCGCCTCGAATACTACGCGCAGTACGTCCCGGGGCTCGAGGACGAAGAAGGGAAACCGGCCTGCGGCCTGACCATATTCCCGGACGACGGCAGCACGCCGATCGTCTGCATCTCGGCCGAGGTGCCGATCAGCGCCGGGCCTGAGCTGCTGGCCCACGAGCTCGCCCACGTCGCAGCCGGCGAAGCCGTCGAGCACGGCCCCGAGTGGAAGGCAGCCGAGGAGGCCATCTTCCAGAAGTACAACGAGATCCTCGACACCAAGATCCCCGACGAGCCCGTGGAGGTGACAGTCACCCCGCACAAGGTCGGCGACGGCGGGATCCTCGCCATGCCTCTGAAGGCCAACATCCCCGACCCGCAGCGCGGCGACTGGAAGCTCGTCACCTGCCCGATCTGCGGAGCTGAGTGCTGGGAGAATGACCTCGCCCGTCAGGCGATGGCAGCCGAGCCCGAGCTCCGCGCAGCGTGCACCACCTGCGCCCTGAAGGCCGGCGTCACCGCCGGCGGCAAACACTGAAAGGAGGAAACCATGAACGACAACAACAAGAGCAGCGGCAGCTCCGGCGGCATCTTCTGGACGCTGCTGGCCGTCGCTTTTATCGTACTGAAGGTCACGCGCCTGATCGACTGGCCGTGGGTGTGGGTGCTGGCCCCGATCTGGATCCCCGTCGGGATCGTACTGGCCGCCATCGTGGTCGTGCTGATCGTCGTGCTGACAAAGGAGACGATCAGGTCGCTGGAGAGGAGGAACCGCCGATGAATAGAGCAACCTGCCGAGGCTGCGGCGCTCCGATCGTCTGGATCAAGACACCGGCCGGGAAGGCCATGCCGTGCGATCCGGCGCCGGTCTACTACAAGGCAGCGCCCGGCGGGAAGGACAAGATCGTCACCACCCGGGGCGAGGTCGTAAGCTGCGAGATCGTGCCCGGAGCTGAGGCCACAGACGCCGGATACCGGCCACACTGGGCCACCTGCCCGCAGGTCGGGCAATTCAAGAGAGGAGGAAAGCACAATGGCAAAGGATAAACCACAGCCGCAGGACGGGCCGGAGCTGGCCGAGTACATCACCACAGCGGAGCCGAAGGCATACGCCGACGGCGTCCCCGTGTTCTGCGCCCATGACGCCATCGTGCCGATCAAAGACCTCCAGCCGAACCCGAAGAACCCGAACCAGCACCCGCCGGAGCAGATCAAGCTCCTCGCCTCGGTCATCCGGGCGACGGGCTGGCGCGGGCCGATCACCGTCAGCACCCGCAGCGGCTACATCGTAAAGGGCCACGGCCGCCTCATGGCCGCCGAGCTCGACGACCTGAAGGAGGCCCCGGTCGACTACCAAAACTACGCCAGCGAGGCCGAGGAGATGGCCGACCTGACCGCCGACAACCGCATCGCAGAGCTCGCCACCATTGACAACAAAATGCTCGCCGAAGTATTTGCGGACATAGACACGGGTGAGATCCCGTTCTTGCTCTCCGGCTACACCGAGGAAGAATACGGGAACATCGTCACAGCCCTATCGGAGGCGCTGCACGATGATAACCCGGGCGAACAGGGGGACGAAACGGAAACGGACGAACCGCCAGAGGATCCGTTCACTGAGGCCGGCGACCTTTGGCTTCTCGGCGATCACCGCCTCTACTGCGGCGACAGCCTTAAGATGGCCGACGTCCAGAAAGCGACGGGCGGTCAACGCGCTGATCTCGTATTCACCGACCCGCCATACGGCATGGGGAAAGAAAGCGACGGCGTCCAGAATGACAACCAAAACCAGAACGATCTGCTCGAGTTCAACAAACAGTGGATCGCGCTCAGCTTCGATATTCTGAAGGAAAACGGGAGCTGGTACTGTTGGGGCATCGACGAACCCCTCATGGACATCTACGCCTTCATTCTCCGGCCGATGATCGCAGCAAACAAGATCACATTCAGAAACTACATCACATGGGCGAAGCACTCGGCCTTCGGCGTGAATAGCGATCTCATGCGGAGCTACCCAAGAGAAACCGAGAAATGCCTCTTTGTTATGTGCGGCGTCGAAGGCTTTAACAACAACAAAGATCATTTCAACGACGCATACCAAGCCATGCTCGACTACATGATCGGCGAGGCTCAGAAGGTCGGGCTCAAAGCAAAGCAGCTCACCGAGATCACGGGAGTCCAAATGTGGGGGCACTGGTTTAGTAAATCGCAATTCACCCCGATCCCAGAGTGGCACTACAAGAAGCTCCAGCAAGCCTTCAAAGGGCGTGCCTTCAGCCTCTCTCATGAGCAAGTTATGAAGTTGCGTAATAAGCCGTCCGCAGAGTACCAGAACATGAAGGCCGAGGCGATGGAGCTACGGGCATTCTTCGACAACACCCACAACGACAGTGAGGAGCACGAGATAATGACCGACGTGTGGCGTTTCCCAATCACGAACATGAGCGAGAGAGATGACGCCGGCGGCCACGCAACACCGAAGCCGATCGCGCTGTGCGAGCGGGCCATCCTAAGCAGCAGCCGCCCGGGAGAGCTCGTGGTCGACTTCTTCGGTGGATCCGGATCAACCCTCATAGCCTGCGAGAACACCGGGAGAAACTGTGCCATGCTCGAGCTCGAGCCGAAATGGTGCGACGTGATCGTGAGGCGCTACATCAGAACCACAGGAGATCATAACGTGCGCTGCGTCCGTCAAGGCAAGGAGCTCCCGCGGGAGGCCATCGCCGAGATCTTCGAGCCCGACGACGAAGGAGGTGAGCAGGAGTGACGCCCTGAAGAAATGAACGACCAACCCAAAACCAAAAGGATCAAGGAACGGCTGCACAGGTACACGGCCCTGCTCAGGGACATCGACAACCAGCGCGAGCGCCTCGACCGCATGGAGGCCACGATCGGCAGCCCGTCCGGGCCTGATCTGTCTGGTATGCCACGGCCGCAGGGCGGCGTCTCCAACCCCGTCGCCGCTGCCGTCGAGAAGAAGATGGAGCTCGAGGCGAAAATCCGGCAGAAGGAGGCCGAGGAGAAAGCCGAGCGCCGGGCCATCGAAGCCATGACCGAGCTCATGGACGACCCAGACGAGCGCCTGACCATCCAGCTCAAATATCTCGACCGGGCCGAGTGGCCGGACGTCACCTTCGCGCTGTATGGCAACCGCCCCGACTTTGCGGACAAAGCGGACGCCTACCAAAGGAGGATGTACCGAGTCCACGGCCGGGCCCTCCTGAGCCTCGCCGAGATCGAGGCCGAAGTGAATGACAGCAAATGACACTAAAACGGAGCGAATGACATTGAAAGTCACACCGACCCCGTGCTATTCTGTATCATACGAAAGACCGACGGACGAAAGCCGCACACGCGGCCAACGTCCAAAGGCCAGCCAGCCAACAACCAAAGATAAGCCGCAAGGCAACCGAGCCGTCGAGCGTACACACGCCCGGCGGCTTTTCTATGCCCTGAAGGAGGTGAGCCAGTGGCAAAAGGATCCATCACCATGCGCGTCGAGAACCTTCAGAAGCTCCTCGACCAAGTCCAAGAGATCGACGAAAAGGGCCGCAAGGCCGTGAAGGCCACGGTCAGAGACGTCAAGAGCCGCGCCCCGGGCTGGATCGCTCAGGAGGTGACGCAGGTCTACAACATCAAGAAGTCAGAGATCACGCCCTCCAGCGGCAAGGGAGCCAAGCCGAAGAAGATGGCCGGCAGCATACAGGTCAGAGGCGAGACCATCGAGGAGATGACGATCACCTACTCCGGCCGGCTGCTGACCCCTGTCCACTTCGGCATGACGCCCAAGACCCCACCAGCGGGCAAGAGCTACACGCTGAAGATGCAGGTCGTCAAGGGCCAGAAGAAAGTCATCGGCCGCTACAAGAACACGCGCACGCCCGGGGGCCCATACTCCGAGCGCTCGCACAATATCCTCATGGGCACCGGCAATACCAAGGCCGACGGCGTGGGCTACATTCCCTTCCAGCGAATGAGCCGCACCCGCACCGACATTCAGAAGTTCACCACCATCTCGGTGCCGCAGATGATAACCAGCGACAAGACCAGCGAGAAGATCATGACCAGACTCCAAGAGGAGACGGCCAAGCGACTCCAGCACAACCTCGACCGAGCCCTCGGCAAGTAGGGCCACACCAACGGCCGCAGCAAGGCCCCACAGCGGCCCGCAGGACGCGCGAAGCGACGCAGCCGACCCGACGGACGGCCAGCCAAGAAAACGCGCCACAGAGGCCGTCAGAGCGCCGCACACGGCGTCCAGACGCGCCGAAGGTACTGTGACGCGACCGATCGGCCTGCGGTGCTGGCGAGCCCAAAAAACGCGCAGACTGGAAAAAATTTTTTCGGGCCGTTTCGTTTCGCGGCCCTGACCATTTTCGTGAGCTCACGAAAATGATGGCACGGAGAAAGGAGGAGAGCCATGCCGAACAACCCCAACACGAAGCTCGTCGACAGCAAGACCATCGCGGCCATCTTCGGCGTGGATCCTCGCCGCGTGCAGCAGCTCGCCAAGGAGGGCATCATCACCGCCACAAAGGACGGGCACGCCAACCGCTACGACCTGCTGCCGACGATCCAGAAGTACATCCGATACCTCAGCGACAAAGCCAACGGCCGCGAGCCGTCCAAGAAGGACAGCGAGATCGAAGCCCGCCGGCTGGAGGCTGAGGCAGACCTGAAGCGCAGCAAGGCCGACATGGCCGCCCTCCAGCTCAAGGAGCTCGAGGGCACCATGCACCGCAGCGAGGACGTCGAGGCCGTCATGACCGACCTCGTCTACAATATCAGGTCAATGCTCATAGCCCTGCCCGGTCGTCTGGCCGTCGACGTCGTGGCAGCTCAGACAGCAGCCGAGGCGTCCGAGATCATCCGGGCCGAGGTCTACAAGATCCTCGAGGAGCTGGCCGCCTACAAATACGATCCCGAGGAATATGCGCGGCGGGTAAGGGATCGGGAAGGCTGGAGCGACCTCTCCGATGACGCGGACGACTAAAAAAGCCGCCGCCAAGCTGAACGCCGCCATCTCGGGCGCGGTCAAGCGCTTCGCGCCGCCCGAGAGCCTGACCGTGGACGAGTGGGCTGACAAGCACCGCCGCCTCTCACCCGAAAGCTCGGCCGAGGCCGGGCCGTGGCGCACCAAGCGCACCCCGTACCTCGAGGAGCCGATGAAAGCCTTCACGGATCCCAAGGTGCACAAGATCGTAATGGTGGCAGCTTCGCAGGTCGGCAAGTCTGAGCTCGAGCTGAACATCATCGGCTACATTATCGACCAAGACCCCGGCAGCATCCTCTACGTCCACCCAACGATCGACGACGCGAGGAAGTTCAGCCGGCTGCGCGTGGCTCCCATGATCCGCGACAGCAAGCCGCTGAAGGCCAAAGTCCATGACGTCAAGGCGAAGGACAGCGGCAACACCATCCTCCAGAAGTCCTTCCCCGGTGGTATGCTCACCCTGACCGGCTCCAACAGCGCCTCGGCGCTGGCCTCCACGCCTGCCCGGTACATCATCGGCGACGAGCGTGACCGCTGGGCCGTCAGTGCCGGCACCGAGGGCGACCCGTGGGCTCTGGCCGAAGCTCGTCAAGCGACCTTCTACAACGCCAAGGCCGTCGAAGTCTCGACCCCGACCATCAAGGGCAACAGCAACATCGAGACCAGCTTCTTCCAAGGCACACAGGAGCGCTGGTGCCACCGCTGCCCGGAGTGCGGCGAGTATCACGAGATCGTTTTCGACGACATCAAGTTCGAGCCCGAGGCCACGCGGATCCGCGGGAAAAAGACGTGGAAACTGAAGGGCGGCGTCTCGTGGGCCTGCCCGGGCTGCGGCTGCCTGATCCCCGAGGAGACCATGCGCCGGCAGCCGGCCAAGTGGATCGCAGAAAACCCCGACGCCTATGCCAAGGGCGTGCGCTCCTTCTGGCTGAACGCCTTTAGCTCCCCGTGGACGCCGTGGCAGAAGATCGTCCTCAAGTTCCTCGACGCGCAGAACGACCCGCAGCGGCTCAAAGTCGTCTACAACACCCTGCTCGGCCAGCTATGGGAGGATCGCGGCGACCTCGAGGACGAGGACACCATGCTCGCCCGGCGCGAGGACTACGGCACGCGGCCGGACGGCACCCCCGTGGAGCTGCCTGACGGCGTGCTGGTGCTGACCTGCGGCGTCGATACGCAGGACAACCGCCTCGAGTACGAAGTAGTCGGCCACGGCCACTACGGCGAGACGTGGGGCATCGTCAAGGGCTACATCATGGGCCGGCCGGACACCCCGGAGGTCTGGCAGCGCCTCGACGACGTGATCGACCACGTCTACACCTTCAAGAACGGCCGGGGCCTGCGGATCTCCATCACCTGCGTCGACTCCGGCGGCCACTTCACCCAAGAGGTGTACGAAGCCTGCCGGGCCCGCATCCACAAGCGCGTCTTTGCTATCAAGGGCAAGGGCGGCGACGGGATCCCCTTCGTCTCACCGCCCTCGAAGGTGCCGATCCGCGACAACAAGAAGATCACCTGCTGGCTCTACACCCTCGGCGTCGACGCCGGCAAGGCGTCCATCATGGCGAGCCTCAAGGTGCAGGAGCCCGGGCCGAGGTATTGCCACTTCAACCGCAACCCCGACGCCGGCTATGATCTCAACTACTTCAACGGCCTGCTCTCTGAGAAGCTGGTGCTCAAACACACCAGCCGCGGCGACCGCTGGGCGTGGGAGAAACTGCCCGGCCACAACCGCAACGAGGCGCTCGACTGCCGCGACTATGCGATGGCCGGCGTGAAGATCATCAACCCCGACATGGACGCCGTCGAGAGACGGCTCAAGGGGCTCGAGGAGAAGCCGGCGCAGCAGCGCCAGCAGGCCCGATCCAAGACAAAGCGCAGCAAGGCGGCCAACGCCTTCGACGACTGGTAAGGAGGACACCACATGAAAACACGCGCAACAATCGAGGCAGAGCTCACAGCCAAAAGGAACCGGCTCGAGCTCTACCTGAAGCGAGAAGCCGAGATGCTGGACGGGGGCGTCCAGAGCTACGGCATCGGCTCCCGCAATCTGGCAAGGTACAACACCGACCTGAGCCAGATCAGGGACGCCATCAAACAGCTCGAGAAGGAGATCGCCAACCTCGAGGGCGCCCTGAACGGGCAGAAGCCCCGCAAGGCCGTGGGGGTCGTCCCCCGCGACTGGTAACATCGGAAAAGAGCCCCGCCCGGGGCTTTTTTCATAGGCATCGGGCCGGGAGTTTTCGCTCCTTTACTCTCGGCCCCTTGCCATCTTCTGAAAGGAGGTGAGCAACATCAGCAAGAAGAAACGCAACAGCCGACCGCAGAGCGGAAGGCAGCAGCCGCGCCCCGTCAATAAGGGCTACGGCGACGCCGGCGCGAGCTGGCAGAAGAAAGCGACCAAGGGCTTCAGGGCTATGAGCGGCAGCCCGAAGGAGGACATCGACGCCAACAACGCGACCCTCCGACAGCGTGCCCGTATGCTCTATATGGCGGCCCCGATCGCCACCTCAGCCATCAAGACCAACCGCACCAACGTCATCGGCGTCGGCCTGAAGCTCCAGAGCCGGATCGACCGCGAGGCCCTCGGCATGGATCAGGAGGCGGCTGACCTGTGGCAGGCAAAGACGGAGCGGGAGTTCGCCCTGTGGGCCAACCGCAAGGCAGCCTGCGACGCCACCGGCGTGAACAACTTCTACGCCATGCAGCAGCTCGCGCTCGCTTCGTGGCTGGTGAGCGGCGACGTGTTCGCCGTCATCAAGCAGTACGACCCCACGCCGACCATGCCCTACTCGCTCAGGATCCACCTCGTCGAGGCTGACCGAGTGGCAACCCCGACGGCCGCCGGCATCATGACCCCGCTGCTGGCGACTACCGGAAAGGCAGCCAACGGCAACACCATCTACGACGGCGTCGAGGTCAACCCCAACGGCATGATCGAGGCATACCACATCCGCAGCACCTACCCCCTCGAGCTCGGCACGGCGTCGACCAAGTGGACACGCGTCAAGGCATACGGAGACCGCACCGGCCTCCCGAACATCTTGCAGGTCATGGACTCGGAGCGGCCTGACCAGTACAGAGGCGTCAGCTATCTGGCGCAGGTGATCGAGCCGCTGCTTCAGCTTCGCAGGTACACCGAGAGCGAGCTGACAGCCGCGATCGTCGAGAGCTTTTTCACCGCCTTCGTGAAAACGGAGGCCGGGGCGTCCGACAACCCATTCAACGAAGTGGGGAGCAGCCTGCCAGAGGTGAGCCGCGATCCCAATGAGTACGAGATGGGCCCGGGCCAGATCAACATCATGGAGCCCGGCGAGGACGTCGTATTTGCCGACCCGAAGCGGCCGGCCAGCGGCTTCGACTCGTTCCTGCGAGCCATCTGCGAACAGGTGGGCGCTGCGCTCGAGATCCCGGCCGACCTGCTGCTGAAGTCCTTCAACAGCTCGTACAGCGCCAGCCGTGCGGCCCTGCTGGAGGCGTGGAAAGCCTTCAAAATGCGCCGCGAGTGGTTTGTCGCTGACTTCTGCGCCCCGATCTACGAGATCTGGATGGCCGAGGCCGTCGCCCGTGGCCGCATTGACGCCCCGGGCTTTTTCACGGATCCGGCGATCCGCGCCGCCTATCTCGGCGCCGAATGGATCGGCCCGTCTCAGGGCCAGCTCGACCCGGTCAAGGAGATCACGGCCGAGATCCTCGCAGTCGGCGAAGGCTTCAGCACCCGCGAGCAGAGCACGATCCGGCTCAACGGCGGCCAGTGGGACGCCAACGTCGACCAGCTCGCACGCGAAAACGCCAAGCTCGCCGAAGCAAACGCGCCCCTTCAGGGCAGCAGCTCCTCCGGCACCGGCGGCGCATCAGGCGCAACCGAGCCCGGCGTGGTGGCTGCGCTGCGGAACGAAATCATCAAAGCACTCAAGGAGGACGAACACCATGAAAGCAAATAACCCGCCCCGCTGCATCGCGGGGCCTGCCCCTGCGCCTCCTACTGGCGGCAAGCTCCAGAAGTTCTGGAACATCGCCAGCACCGGCGACGACACGGGCGAGATCCTGCTCTACGGCGACGTCATGAGCAGCCAGCCGATCGACTGGTGGACGGGCGAGCCTGAGCCCGGCCTCTACATCACCCCCGAGGGCTTCCTCGAGGATCTGGCTGCCGTGAAGGACAAGAGCAACATCACCATCAAGATCAATAGCTGCGGCGGCGACCTCTACACCGGCATTGCTATTCACAACGCGATCAAGGGCCTGAGCGGCACCAAGACCGTCATCGTGGAGGGCATCGCTGCCAGCGCGGCCAGCGTCATCATGTGCGCCGGCGACGAGGTGCAGGTCTACCCCGGCAGCATGGTCATGATCCACGGCGTCAGCGGGCTCCTGTGGGACTACTACAACCTGCAAGACCTGAAGAAGCTCCAGAAGGACTTCGACGCCAGCGAGCGGGCCATCGCGGAGATCTACCACGCCAAGACCGGCATCGAGGTCGACCAGCTCCGCAGCATGATGACCCGCGAGACGTGGATGGTCGGTCAGGAGGCGGTCGACAACGGATTCGCCAATACCCTGCTCGACGACGCGGGCCCGTCTGCCGCCCTGAGCGCAGACAAGAAGGTGCTCCTCGTGGCTGGTATCAGGCACGACGTCAGCAACTTCAGACACATCCCCGGGGCGATCCCGGTCAACAACAGCATCCACGCCGCTGCTGCGGCTGGAAATAAGCCGGAGACCCCGGCCATCAAAAACGAAGGAGGAAACAAACCCATGACCCTCGAAGAAATGAGAGCGCAGTACCCCGACCTCGTGGCTCAGATCGAGCAGCAGGCCGCGGCAACTGCAAGAACGGAGGCAATCACGCAGGAGCGCGAGCGCCTTCAGGCCATCGAGAGTATCGAGGCCAGCGTGGGCGACGCGCAGCTCGTCCATGACGCCAAGTACGGCGAAAACCCCTGCACCGCTGAGCAGCTCGCTTTTCAGGCTATGAAAAAGCAGGCGGCCCTCGGGATCAAGCACCTGAAGGACAGCGCGGCCGACAATGCCGACTCTGGCGCTGGCGACGTCGGTGCTGCTCCTAACGGCGGCGAGGAAGGCAGCGAGACCGACGACAAGGCCAAGGTGGACGCCATCGTCGGCATCTACAATTCCACCAAGACCAGCAAGGGAGGTAAAAACTAATGAGCAAGAGACTCGACGAGAACATCGGCGCCGTGGAATACGACGGCCTGATCGTCAACAACGTGCCCGTCGCTGACGTCGTGACCGTGAAGCTGGCAGCCGGCACCGGCATCCTGAAGCGCGGCACCGTAGTCACCGGCGCTGCTGGCGCTGAGCTGGCCCCTGCGGCCGCTGCCCTGAGCGCTACCAACGGCACCTACATCCTGACCGACGACACCGACGTCACCGCCGGCGCCGTGGCCACCGCCTATCGTACCGGGCATTTTGCCCGCAACAAGCTGCACACCGATGGCAGCTACACCCTGACCGCAGCGGACGAGGAGATCCTGCGCAACGCCGGCATCCTGCTCTCCGACGCGATCGAATACTAAGAGAAGGAGGACAACAAAATGCCTTTTAACTTCTATGAGACCCACACGCTGCTCATGGCCGTGCAGCAGCTCACCCCTGCCACGACCTTCCTGCGTGACCGCTATTTCCCGACCAACGACGCGAGCGACGTTTTCGCCACTGACGACGTGCTGGTCGAGTACAGAGACGGCAGCAAAAAGCTGGCGCCCTTCGTCGCTCCCCGCAAGGGCGGCGTGACCATCCTGCGCAACGGCTACCACATGGAGAGATACACTCCTCCTTTTGTGGCTCCCAAGCGCTCCCTCTCCGCTGACGACCTGAAGAAGCGCGGCTTCGGCGAGGCCCTCTACACGCAGCTCACTCCTGAGCAGCGCCAGCAGACCCTCATCCTGAAGGACGCCGACGAGCTGGGCGAGTTTATCACCCGCCGCGAGGAGGCTATGGCCGCTGAGACCATGCTGACCAACGGCTGCATCATGAAGCACATCGCCGACGACGCTGACGAGAGCGACGAGATGGAGATCCGCTTCTACTCCGAAGGCAGCAACCCCGCAACCTACGCACCTACGACCAAGTGGGACGCCGCCGGCGCGAAGATCCTCGCCGACCTCGGCGTGATGGCTCGTATGCTGACCAGCAAGGGCCTCCGCGCGACCGACCTGATCTGCTCCCCTGACGTGGCCGACACCATCGTCAACAATGAGGTCATCCAGAAGCTGCTCGACAACAAGCGCTACGAGCTCGGCATGGTCGAGCCCGAGGTGCTGCCTGCCGGCGCTGCTGTCATGGCTCGCCTGAACGTCAACGGCCGCATCATCAGCGTGATCTCCTACGACGAGACCTACACCGACGACGCCGGCAAGGATCAGCTCTACATCCCTTCCGGCAAGTGCATCCTGACCGCGCCTGCCTGCGGCCGCACTCTGTACGGCGCCGTCACTCAGGTGGAGCAGGCCGACGGCGAGTTCCACACCTACGCCGGCCGCCGCGTGCCGAAGTATCTGTCCAACGCTGAGGGCAACACCCGCAGCCTGACGATCTCCAGCCGCCCGCTGCTGATCCCCAACAACAAGAACCCGTTCATCGTTGCGGACGTCCTGACTCAGGGCTAAGCGCAGCAGAAAGGAGCAGACCATGATCCAGATCATCGCGGGCACCTTCGGCTACTATAACGGCCGCAAGGTAGTCCCCATCACCAATCAGGACGGCCCCAAACAGTTCGACCCCGAGCTGGAGGCCCGTCTGGTCAAGGAAGGCGTCGCCAAGTACGTCGACGCAGCACCCGCTCAGGCCGAGGATCCCAACACGCCCGACCCGGCCGGCGCCAATGCGCCGCAGGATCCCGGTCAGCCCGAGGGAGGCACCGAGCCCCCTTCAGACGGCCTGCCTGAGTACAACGAGGACATGAAGCTCTACGAGCTGAAGGACATCGCCGCAGCCTACGGCATCGACGCCTCTGCCATGCGCAAGAAGGCCGACGTCATCGCTGCCATCGAGGCGGCCAAGGCCGGCCAGACTGACGACGACGGCACCGACGACGAGGAGCCCCCTCAGTTCGGCGCTGCTGATCCCGTCTGATGGCCTTCAGCTTCAAGGAGATGGTCGCCAACGACCGGCGCCGCGTATTCCTCGATCTCTCTGAGTTCGGGGAGGAGCACAGAGTCGAAGGCAAGACCATCGCGGCTGTACTCGACGACAACGCCCTGCGAGAACGCCAAGGGGGGCAAGAGCTGAGCGTGGCAGAGTCCTCTCTGCTGCTTTATGCAGCGGTCGAGGATCTGCCCGCCCGGCGCCCGGCGGGCGAGGGCCTGAACGTCGACGGCCGCGAGTACATCGTCAACGACTGGAGCGAGGACATGGGGATCGCAACCGTGGCTCTCGGCCAGACCGTGACCATGTAGGAGGTGCTGCACCGTGTCCATCGTCAATAGCATCGAGACCGTCCGGGGCTGGCTGAATACCGAGGTATGCCCTCTGGTAAAGCTGAAGCTCCCCGACGACAACGCCACAGACGCCTCCTACCCCTACAAGCTGGTGAACCCGGCCGCCTTTTCCCTGTTCGTCCCGTCCAAAGACAGGACGCCCCCAAAGGTCGCGGCGCCGATCCCTTCGGTCTGCGTCCAGCTCACTCAGGGGGAGGATGACCTGATCGAACACACCCGCGGCATCAAGATCCGGCTCTGCTTTTCTGCATGGGATCCCGGCTACCACGGGCCCGACATCTATATACCGCAGGGCAACGGCAGCGGCACCTATATCCAGCAATACAACAGCGAGGCGGCCGACTTCTTCCAGAAGAACGGCGAGGGCTGGCGTGACGCATGGAATTTTGTGGACACGGCGCTCAGACTGATCGAAAACGCCGAGTACATCGGAGACCTGCGCGTCATCAAGGAGCTCGGCATCACCTTCGGCCCCGTCGCTGAGCAGGACGCTGTACCTGACTTTTATCCCTACTGGTTTGCGTGGGCTGAGTTCTCCGTCGAGGAGACCCTCACCCGGCACGCCAAAAACTACGACCATCTGCTTTAAGGCAGCCGAGTCCTCGGCTGTCTAATTTTATGCAAAGGAGGACAAGCACATGGCAAACGAGTACCTCTACGGCGCCTACGGCCACATCGGCGAGACCGTGGCACAGAGCGCCGTGCAGGCGGGCACCACGCCGATCTATATCGGCACCGCGCCCGTCAACCTCGTGCGCGGCTTCGACAAGGCCGGCGTCATCAACGAGCCCGTGAAGATCAGCAACCTGATCGACGCACAGAAAAAGCTCGGGTATGCAGCCGACTGGGGCACCTTCACCCTCTGCGAAGTCATGAACGCGCACTTCAACAACACCATCGGCAACATCGGCCCCATCTACGTCATCAACGTGCTGGATCCCGCTGCCGGCAAGCACAGAAAGGAGGCGCAGACGACCGCGCCCCTGAGCTTCGCAGGCGGCCGCGCTGAGTTCGCCAGCTCCACCATCATCCTCGACACCCTGACCATCGCCAAAGCTGGCGACGACGCCGGCAACTACGTCGAGGGCGAGGACTACGCCGTGGACTACAACTTCACTAAGGGCACGGTCATCATCACCAGCCTGAAGCAGGACGCGCAGCTCACCGGCAACCTGACGGCCAGTTTCTACGAGATCGACGACTCTCTGGTAGAGGACGCAGACATCATCGGCGGCGTCACCGCCTCCGGCGAGTATAGCGGCCTCAGCTCCATCGCCCTGCTCTACCCCGAGCAGTACGCAGTCGTCAACCTGATCGTCGCACCCGGCTGGAGCCACAGCCCTGCGGTCTACAACGCTATGATCGCGACCAGCCAGAAGATCAACGGCCACTGGGACGCCTTCGTCCTCGCCGACCTGCCTCTGGTAGACGGCGACGCGCAGGCCGTCGACACCATCGAGAAGGCGATCGCATGGAAGAAGAACAACGCCTTCACCAGCGAGCGCTCTAAGGTATTCTGGCCGCAGGCCACCGACAACCTCGGCAACAACTACCACCTCAGCACGCTGGCAGCGGTCGAGCTCATGCGTGCCGACTTCAGCCACAACAGCGTCCCGATGGAGACCTGCGGCAACAAGGCTGTGCCGGTCATCAAGCAGTATTTTGGAGCCAACGCCAAGAACCGCGGCTTCGACCAGCAGACCGGCAAGGAGCTCACGCAGAAGGGCATCAGCACCGTCGTGGCGTGGGCTGGTGAGTGGGTGCTGTGGGGCGACCACACCGCTGCATACACCTACGGCGCCGAAGTAGACCCCCGCGCCATCTTCGACGTCTCCATGCGTATGCTCATGCACATCACCAACAGTTTCCAGCGCGAATGGAGCCCGAAGATCGACGAGCCCATGACCAGAGCGCTGAAGGATCAGATCATCAACCGCGAGCAGGAGAAGCTCGACGGCTATGTCAGCATGGGCGCCCTGATCGGCGAGCCGAAGATCCTGTTCCTCGAGAGCGAGAACAGCACCACCGACATCATGAACGGCGACTTCAGGTGGGACATCAACGTCACCCCGACGCCTCCGCTCAAGAGCGCCAGCGTCTACGTCGCATACACCGACGCCGGCTTCTCCGTCTACTACGAAGGAGGTGAGGAGTAATGGCATGGATCGACCTCAACGGCCCCGTACTGGCTGACACTGTGTACGACGCCGGCAAACTGGTCGCCAAGGACGTGACCATCACGCTGCCGGCCATCAATCTCCTGACCGCTGACTTCAAGGCGATGGGCACCCTGACGCTGCCGATCATCGGCCAGATCGAGGCTATGGAGGCGACTGTCAACAAGGTCGGCACCGACATGGGCCTGCGCTCTATGGCCTCTCTCGACAGCAGAACGCTCGAGTTCCGCTGGGTGCAGGACGTCAAGAAGGCAGACGGATCCACCAAGACCGTCGGCTGCAAGGCGTTTCTCCGCGTCGTGACCAAGACGATCCCCGGCCTGTCCGTGGATCCCGGCAGCCAGAGCGAGAACGAGCTGGGCTACGCGGTCAGCCGCTACCAGCTTTTCGTCGACGGGACGGAATACTGGCTGATCGACCAGCTCAACCAGATCCTCCGCGTCGGCGGCAAGGACTACTACAAGCAGATCCGCAGCCTGCTGTAACAGACAGGGCCGCCCCTCTCCGGGGCGGCTCTTATTTTCGGAAAGGAGTACCCCATGAAGAACAAGATCACACTCAGCAACCCGCTGACCATCAACAACAAGAAGCGCACGGAGCTGACCTATGACGCGAATGAGATCACCGCGCAAATGTTCGCGGAGGCCGACTCCCGCAAGCTGACCGCCAGCGGATCCAAGAACGGCAACGCGGCCGGCGCGGCCGAGCTGGACTATGGTCTGCACCTCTACCTCGGCTTCGAGGCCATCATCGCCGTCAACCCCGAGATCGACATGAGCGACCTCGAGCGCGTCCACGGCTATGACGTCATGCAGATCATGAGGATCGGCCGGGATTTTATTTCCGGGAGGTCGGAGGAACCCTCCAGCCAAAACAGCTCCGGCGAGCAATCCGAGACTACGCCCGAGCCTTCCACACCTCAGTCCGAGACATCGGAGAGCGAAGGCTGACCGACTTCCTGACGGAATACGGCGAGGCCGTGGAAGAAGCCAAGCAACAGGCGAAGCGCCACCCGGCGCCGACCATTAAAAAGCCGCACATCAGGAGGAGGTGACACACATGGCAGGAAAAGGGAAAGAGCTTCAGGCGGTCGTCAATCTGGCCGGCAGCATCGACCCCTCACTCGGGAAGGCGATCGAGTCCGCGCAGAAAAAGATCAGCGGCCTGAACGTGAAAGCTCTCGCCGTGGGTGCCGCCGTCGGCGGCATCGCGGTCGCCACTGGCAAGGCCGTGGTGGAGGCCGGCAAGTACCTGAAGGATCTCGGCAGCCAGTTCGACGAAGCAGCCGACGCCATCCGCATCGGCACCGGCGCGACCGGCGACGCTCTGGATGGGCTGCTCGATGACTTCGACGAGGTCTACAAGAGCGTGCCGACCACTATGGAGGACGCCAGCAAAGCCATCGCGGACTATAACACCCGGCTCGGCCTGACCGGCCCGCAGCTTCAGGAGATCTCCAAGCAGGCGCTCCAAGTGAGCGATATGCTGGGGGACGACCTCGGCGGCGTGATCGAGGAGTCGAGCCAAGCCTTCCAGCAGTGGAACATCGACGCCGACAACATGGGCGGCGCGATGGACTACATCTTCAAGGTCAGCCAGAGCACCGGCATGGGCTTCACTGACCTTATGAGCAATATGCAGAAGTTCGGCCCACAGCTTCAGGAGATGGGCTATTCCTTCGAGACAGCGAGCGCCCTCATGGGCCAGCTCGACAAGGCCGGCGTCAACACTGAGGAAGTCCTCAGCGCCATGAAAAAGAGCGTCGGCGCACTGGCGAAGGAAGGCATCAGCGCGAGCGATGGGCTGGCCATGTACTACGAGCAGATCAAGAACGCAGGCACGGCCGCAGAGGCCGCAAGCATCGCGTCGGAGATCTTCGGCACCAAGGCCGGATCCACAATGGCCGCAGCGATCAGAGACGGCACTCTCGCCGTCGGAGATCTGACGGAAAGCCTGCTGGAGAACGGCGAAACCATCGCCGGCGCGGCCGAGGACACCTACGACTTCGCCGAGCGGCTCCAGATCATGAAGCAGGGCCTCGAGGTCGCCCTGAAGCCGATGGCAAACACCGTGTTCGACGGCCTCAACAAGTTCATGCCCGTGCTGCAAAAGCTCATGGAGCAGATCGTCCCGGTCATCAGCGACGCGGTCGAGGCTGCGGCGCCTTTTGTCGAGGAGTTCCTCATGGGAGCGGCTGACGCTCTCGAGGACGTGCTGCCGCTGATCTCTCAGCTCGCGGCTGATCTGCTGCCAATCCTGACGCAGCTCATGAGCACCCTGCTCCCGCCGCTGCTCAGTTTGGTGCAGACTCTACTCCCGCCACTGATGCAGATCGTCGGGGCAATTTTGCCGCCGATCGCCAGCCTTCTGAGCACGATCCTCCCCATGATAACGCAGATCGTGAGCGCTGTGCTGCCGGTACTGGTGCAGATCATTTCCACGCTGCTGCCGGTCATCACCCCGCTGCTGGAGGTCGCGCTTCAGATCGTCAACGACGTCATCATGCCGCTGCTGCCGCCTCTGATGCAGATCGTCCAAGCGCTGCTGCCGCCTCTCGTGTCTCTGCTCAACCTCGTTATGCCGATCCTGAGCCCTCTGCTGGCCCTGCTTCAGCCGATCGCCTCCGTGCTGGGGACGATCGCCGACGTCATCGCCAAGATCGTGAGCTTCGGCTCCGGCGTCATCAGTAAGATCGCCGGCCTGTTCGGCGGCGGGGGCGGCGGCGGGGGCCGCGTGGTACCAGGCGCGCACCGCGTCCTTGTCGGCCTCGGTGAGCTCCAGCGTGTCGGGGTGGGCGGGCTTTTTCTCCGGAGTGAGGGTCACGCCGGCGTATTTCAGCGCGGTGAGGTAGAGGGGCTCCCGGATGCCCGCCTCGGTGAGCAGCGGCGAGCAGAGCAGCTCGTCCGGCCGCAGGTCGGCGGCGATGCGGCCCTCGTCCATCAGCACGATGCGGTCCACGCTGCGCCAGAGCACGTCCTCCAGCCGGTGCTCGATGATGAGCACGGTGGTGTCGGTCTCCTTCTGGATGCGGTCGATGAGCTCGATGGTCTGCTTGCCCGCCGCCGGGTCAAGGTTTGCCAGCGGCTCGTCGAACAGCAGAATTTTCACCGCGTCCACCATCACGCCCGCAAGGCTCACCCGCTGCTTCTGCCCGCCGGAGAGCTCGTGGGGCGCAAAGCCCAGGTGATGGTCCACGTCCACCAGTTTGGCGGCGCGGGCCACGGCGGCGTGCATCTCCTTTTGGGGCACGCAGTCGTTTTCCAGCGCGAAGGCGATGTCCTCGGCCACCGTCAGGCCGATGAACTGGCCGTCCGGGTCCTGCAGCACCGTGCCCACCGATTTGGACAGCGCAAAGATGCTCTCCTTCTTGGCCTG